CTTCAATCAATACGAACAACGATCGTCTTCTTTCTTCTTCCGTTTACGAATCGAATCAATTGACTTTGTCGGTTCCTTCAATTTATAATCAAGTGCGAAAAAGTTGTTTTTTGTTTTACCTTCTTGATCCTTCGACACTTGTTCCGGATCCTTTATCCGGCGCCCTTGTTCCGTTTACTTGTCCGGAAACTTATTCCGTCGCGCAAACTTCAAGATTCTTCAACAAGGGACTTTTCGGCGGCGTTTCTGAATTTATTAATCCGACTTTAATCTTGTCGCGTAACGGAACCGTTGTCACCGACCTTTCTTCGCTTACAAATACGGACGTCGAATTTCAAATTGATTCAATAAATGTCGGCGGCGTCAACAACGTTGTTTTTAATTTGATCGACGCTTCACAAACGAATAATCTTGTCGATTTTTTCACAAATTACGATTCAAGCCGGGCCGAAGTGATCACCGATCCTTCAATCGGCGTTCTTGACAATCACTTGAAGACGCCTTCGATCGCGCCGGCGATTCTTTCCGGATCAATCTATTCAACGTCGGCAATCGTCGGAAACGACGTCCTTGTCGGTCAAGAATTTTATTTGATCGCGATCGTTTATTCAAAAGGCGACACGCCTTCTTCAAATATTGTTAACTCTTTTATTTTCGGAAAATATATCGTCACGAATACGCCCGGAACTTTTGACGTTTGTTGTCCTTTGGAAATAACGTCCGATTTTTCAGATTATAATAAAACTTGGCGAACGAATTATTTCACGCCGACAATGAAAGAAAGAATTCGTCATGATTTGAAAATTTGCGGCGGCGATTTTGCAAATATTTGTCTTGTAGATCTTGGACTTCCGCCGGAAAAGGTCGGCGATTGGATCAATTTTGTTTCGACGATTGATTTCCGAATTCTTCGCGAAGTCGTTGATTATCCGGCGCCCGGTCAAACTACTTCTTTTATTTTTCAAGAATATACGGTTCAAAGAAACACGGCTTTTCCGGGAAATTGGTTCCTAAACGGACAAACCGTCTTGAATGTTTCCGACAACGGCTCGAACGCGGACAAACCTTGTATTTTAACCGAATGGAACGGCCGCGTTCGTTATGAAGAAAACCTTTCGCCGCCTTTGGTTTTGGTAGCAAATAACGCGACGCCCTTTTCAAGAATTCCGGCCGGCGGACTTTCTTCCGTTTATATTTCGACAAATAATATATCTTTTGATTGGGCGAATGAAGATATTATATTTGAATATCAAATAAAATTCGACGCTTCGCTTCTTGTCGGCGGCCCTTTTAATGTTATTCAAGTATTCCGTCCGAAAATAAAACCTTTTGAATTTGAAGGAAATGCGCCGCGCGGACTTGACGAAATTGATTTCTTTGCGCCGGATCCGATCGATCCGTCCCTTCCGGGCGTTCAAATATTCGGCGCGATTTGTTCGGACGAATTTCCGTTTTTGTTCGTTAGAACGCATAAATTGCCGGGCGACGTGACATTGAATCAAATCGCGACGATCGATTTCTTTCCGGTCGGAATCGGAAACCTTGAAGAAGAAGAAGCGTATCTTTCGACGGCTTCGCTTACTTTAAGTCAACTAATTTCGCCGTATATTTACGACGTTGATATTGAATTCGACGCCGTGACGAACTTCGCTTTCTTCAAACTTGACTTGTCCGCTTTAGGCGCCGGAAATTATCAAGTTTGTTCAATTGCTTTGCCTAAAAACTAAAAAAATGAATTATCAAATAAATAATACTATTTTTTGCGATCTTGACGCTTCCGGCTTGCCGATCGGTCAAGGTTATACGATTTGTCGCGATCTTCAACTTTTAAATTGTTCCGGTTGTCCGGGTTTGGTGATCAACAACGGTCTTCTTTTATGCGATTGTTCCGATTCTTGGAATTGTCGTCTTTGTCCGTCCGATCGGCCTTTTTGGAATATTATCGAACCAAACGACGAAATTTGTTTTCAATTTCAACAACCGGACACCTACAACGGAACGGATCCAAACGCGCCCGGTTCTTCCGGTTGGGGACAATGGGCAAACTTTTCAGTCTTCCGTTGTTGTGACGATTCCGAAATTTTATTTCGAAACGATCCGGTTTTGAATTCTTACGTTGGTTTATTTGAACAACAAAACTACAAAGGCGATTCGGTCTTCAATTCAATTCAACAAATTTGTTTTTCCGCCGGTCAAATAATTGAAGACGGTTTCGGAAATTTTGACGAAGATTATTGTTTTTATTTCAAGTTTTATTTCGGTGATCCGAAAACCGGATTCGAAGAATATTGTTCCGAACCTTTTAAACTAAATTCATGTAGTAATAAAACCGTTCTTCTTGAAGGAATTTTTCCGGATTCGGTTCTTGATTGCTTCGGTTATTTTTACGGCTTGCCGGTTTGGTCGGTCGGGACGCCTTTTCAATATTCGAACAAATATCGCGTTCGCGGATCATTTGAACTTCAAGCGATTGAAATTGAAAAAGAAGTCGTGACGCGTTACTTGAAAGCCGTTTCGGCGTCAAAATGCGAAGTCTATCAATTGCGAACCTATCATTTGACGGAAGAAGTCGCGCGAATTGTTTCCGAAATTTTTACAAGTCGCGATCTTTTTGTTGACGGCTTACTTTATCAAATTGACGGAAACGTCGAAAAAAACAACGAAACCGGTTCACAATGGTTTCTTGAATCAACTCTAAAACGTTGCGATTGCTTTCCGGATTTTTCTTGTACTTAATAAATAAAAACTATGTTTGAAATTGAATCTTTTCATAATAACTTAACGAACCTTCCGGAACCGGAAAACGCGGAAAATTGGAACGACGTCCGCGAATCAATGTTCGTTCACACGCGCGGCGCTTTGCCGGCTAAATTACTAAATACAAGGCGCCCGAATGAAGACGAAAAAGTTTTCGAATATCGTCTTTCGATTTACGAACCGATCACAAAAGGAAGCATGAACAAAGCAATTGACAAATTGTTTCGATTGTTTTCTTCGGCGAATTATTCGATCAAGGTTTCAAGCGACCTTGAAGAATATCTTTCCGAAAGAAAATTCAAAAACGAACAATTTATCGGTTTTATTCAAAAATACGTCCTTCGAAGAATGATCGAAGATCCGAACGCGATTCTTGTCACGGTTCCGGTTGGCGAAGGCTTGATCGATCCTTCCGTAAAAATTGAAGTCGATTCGTTTATCGTTCCGTCAAATCTTATAAGATACCAAACCGAATACGCGGTCACATGGCTTGACGCGAAAGAAAAGTCAATTATAAGAAAGGCCGGCGTCGAAACATACGAAGGAAAGATATATAACACGTTGACGCGCGACGCTTACTATAAACACGTTCAACGCGGCGAACAAGGCGAACAAATTTTCGATCTTGTTGAAGTTTACCGTCACGAAATCGGAATTGTTCCGGCGGTTATTCTTGGCGGAAATCCTACCGTTGAAGATTATTTCGAAAGTTATTTTTCGCCGTTTTTACCTTTTGGAAATGAAACTATCCGTCAGTATTCGGATTGGTGCGGCGTTATGACAATGAGTGCTTTTCCTTATCGCGAAGAAGTCGCCGAAGATTGTTCCGCGAAAGGTTGTCGAAGTGGGGTGATATTCAACAAAGAAACGGAAGAACATTCGACTTGTCATTCTTGTAAAGGATCCGGAAAGATCTTCGCGCGTTCGCCTTATGGCGTTTTTATTCGATCGAAGTCTTCAACCGTATTTGAAGGAAACGCGCCGGATTCGGCGCCAATGGTTCGATTCATTTCGCCGCCGGTTGATATTATAAAATATTCGGGCGAAGCGTGGGAAAACCTACTTCGAAAAGCCGAAGAATCACTTCACCTTCTTTTCGTTGACGAATCGCAAAGCGGAAAAGCGAAAGAAATTGATCGCGAAGAAAGCGATTCAATGTTGACAAAGATTTCAAACAACGTCTTCGATGAAATAATATATAAAACGCTTTATTTTATGGAAAGATTTCGCGAATTGTCGAATCCTATTGATCCGCAAATAATCAAGCCGATTTCATTTCGATCAAGAACGGAAGAAGATTTGATTCAAGAAATCAATCAACTAAGCGACAAAAACGCGCCGATCGCTTTTCAAGTCGAAGCGGCGAAAGATCTTGCAAGAAAACGGTTTTCCGGAAACAAAGCAATCGCGCGAATGGTTGAAATTCTTGTCGCTTACGATCCAATATACCACGTCAAGACGGCCGACAAAGCGACGCTTCTTGCGTCCGGATCAATCAAGAAAAACGATATTGTGAAAAGTCTTTTCGCTTACAAAGTTTTAAACGAAATTATTTCCGAACGCGGAACCGAATTTCTTGAACTTCAATTGAACGAAATTTTCGCGGTCATGGATTCGGGCCTTGAAAAATATTTCGATTCGGAAGACGGAAATTCATTGATTCAAATTCCTTCGGTTTAAAGAATGTTATCGGATCGCCTTATAAGATTAGTTAATCGACAAGAAAAATCGATTACAGACGCGGAAAACGCCCTTCTTGACGGTTTGACACCGATCGAACGGAAGATCTTCGCCGCGACGAAAGGACAATTGAATAAAATGAAAAAAACCGGCGGAAAATATGACTTCGACGCCGGCAACGTGAATCTTGTCAATGAACTTGATCAAGTGATCTTGAACGAAATTCAAACTTCTTCTTTTCCGGAAAACGTTTCAAAATATCTTCAAAACTTTGATTCGGTGACGGACTATCAATCCGAACTTCATGAATCTTTGAATGACATTAAGCCGGCCGAACTTCGGAAACTTGTTGATCCTTTTAAAAAACAAATGGTTCAAGATACCTTGAACGGCTTGACCGGATCCGGCGTCGCGTCCGAATTCATTGAACCGGTTCGTCAAGCGCTTTTTCAAAATATTGTCGCCGGCGCAAATTCAACCGAAATCGAAGGAATTCTTCGAAAAATGATTCAAGGCGACGCGGAAAATATTTCAAAATTGAACCGATACGTCGGACAAGTCACGCGCGATTCATTGAATCAATTCGAAGGACAAGTGAACGGAAGGATTGCCGACGAATTCGGCCTTGACGCTTTTCAATACGTTGGTTCGCTTGTTGAAGATTCGCGTTCGCAATGTGTTAAATGGGTGAACAAAAGCGTTCTTTTGAAAGAAGAACTTCCGGCCCTTATTTCAAGCGCTTTTTCAAGCGGTCAAGGAATGATTCCGGGAACGAATTCCGGAAACTTCGCCGTTTATCGCGGCGGCTATAATTGCCGACATTCGGCGATTCCTTTCAAAATGACAAAGCGCGAACGCGAACGACTAAACAAAGAAGAAGAAGTCAACGTCGAAGAAGAAGAAGTCACGGCGACAAAAAACATTGAAGAAGTTGAAAGATCAATAAAAGACAATAAAAAGAAGAAATCAATTGCGTCTTCGAAAACAAAAGCAAAGAAAACGGAATTGAATCAAGATCTTTTGATTTCAACGCGGCCGAAGTCGATCAATGATCAAGCGCTTTCAAATATTTCGGATCAAGACGGCGCGGCGGAAATAATGAATGAATTCAATACGAATTTTTCAATCCGAAACACGACGGAAGGATCGAAAGCCGGAACCGCTAAATTTCTTCGGACAACCGGCCGAACGGACTTGACGCCGAATTCAATCGGCGTCTATAAAGGTTCAACGCAAGGATTTTGCGCGGTCAATAATACTTTTCTTTCGGTTCAAATGAAGCGATCGGACGTTCTTCTTTCGATTCCGGAATCGCGCGCCGTTGGAATCGGCGGAAAAAATCCTTTTTCACCGGAACAAAGCGCGCTTGACAATTGGTTCGAATCAAAGCCGCCGGAATTTTACGGAAAATCAAGAATCGGCGTTTTTAAAAGAACCGCAGAGAATTCAAATAATGGCGCCTATGTGATATATGAGAAAGGCGGAAAAATTAAATTCTTCGGCGTTGATGAAATGCTTAACGCAAACAATCAAGGATTTCGAAACGTTTCTTCCGTAATAACACACGAAAACGGACATTTAATTCAAAATAAATTTGACCGGGCGATCGGAAGAACGCGATTCAATCCTTCCGGAATCCGGCCGAAAATGGCCGAAAGCATGAAAAAACACAATATCACCCTTAAAGATTCCTTGACTTGGTATGGCGAAAGCAATACTTCGGAACTTTACGCGGAAAGTATGTCCGCGTATGTTCATGCAAACAAAGACTTCAAAAAACATTCGCCGAAGTTGTTTGATTGGTTTGAAGACTTGACGTTCAACGTTTACGGAATTGACAAAAAAACGATAATTTTATCTAAATAAAAAAAAATGGACTTAATAGACGAACAAAGAAAACTTTCCGAATTGACGGAAATCGCCCTTGAAAATAATGACATTGAATCTTTGAAAATTATTGAATCAATTGTCAACAAAGAAAGATTGATTTCGGCGGCGAATTTTAGCGAATTTTTTTATTCAATGGTTCCGCCGGACGTTTTGAATCAACTTTAAAAAGATAATTTTTTCTTTTTGAATATAATTTTTATTAAAAAAACCTTATTTTTGTTATATTATCAAAATCAAAAAAATGGAAAAAGTACAAGTTTTGAATATAAAGACCGGGAAAATTTCAGAAATTCCGCGCTTGACTTACGAAAATTTAATCAAGAACGGAAAGCGTAAAGACTTCGATTTGATTGAAAAGCCGAAGCCGACAAAAGCCGAAATTTTTACGAAATCGATTCCGACGGTTGACACGAACGAAGACGGAAAAAGATCCGCGAACGAAATGATCGAAGCAATTGAAAAAGCCGATTCGAAAGAATCTATTGACGTTTTAATTGACGGCGAATCAAGAAAGACCGTTTTGAAAGCGGCCCAAAAAAGAAAAAGCGAACTATAATAAACCTAAAATCGAAAACATGGAACAAATAAAAGAATTTTTGAAAATGATCGGCGTCGAAGCCGAAACAATTGACGCAATAATCGCCGAAACAAAAGGCGAAGATTTCAGCCTTGAAGATTTGTCAAGAAAATTTATTCAAAAACAAAAATCACTTTCGGCAAACGATCCGGATTTGATCAAAGGACTTCGCGACGAAATTCGCGGAACGGAACTTTCGAAAGTTGAACACAAAATAAAAAAACAATTCGGACTTTCGGCCGAAGACGTTCGCGACAAAAAATTCGAAGAAATACTTGAAGCGGCTTTCGATAAGATCAAAACAGATTCGGGATCTTCAAGCGAAGAACTTCAAAACAAAATTCTCGAACTTAATAGGGCCGTGAAACAATATGAAGAAGAAATTCTTCCGGCTGAAAGAAACAAAAGCAAAGAAGAAATTTCACGTTTCCGCCGTGATCTTGCGATTCGTGACGTTCTTTCAAAGAAATCTTTAATCGTTGGAACCGACGTAATTCTTCCGGCTTTGAATAAGACTTTGAACAACTTTGATATTCAAGTGAATGAAGCGAACGAAATTGAAGTGAAAACGAAAGAAGGTTTGAAACCTTTATCAAAAGACGGAACGAAAACTTTGAGTTTTAACGAAATAATTGATATTCAATTGAACGAAATGAACGTGATCAAGCAATCAAACGGAAACCCGATCGGACACCCGACAACGAATTCAAACGGAAATCCGTCACCGAATTCAAACGGAAATTCGAACGGAAATCCGTCACCGACTTATAAATTGAACGGAATGAAAGCCGCTACAAAAAACGCGGATTCATTGAAAGAAATGAAGACTTTCGGTCAATAATTAAAAACGGACGCGGCGGCGTCGATAATTTTATCAAGAACGCAATCCGGCGCGACGGCGCAAAACGTAAAAGACAAAGAAAATCTTTGTTTTATTTTTGTTTAATGCTATAAAAAAACTAAAAAAATGGCTTTTACTGAAGGATTGTGTCAAAAACTACAAACGACACTAAACAGAACGGCGGGCGAAAACGCACCGTCATTAAAAAGAGATCGCGTTGGCTATCTTGAAGCGTTACTTTCCGACGCAAATACGGCCGGAATTGAAAAAATTCCAGTTCCGACAAACGGAAAAAAACGAATGGTTCAACTTGATTACATTCAAAGAGGAACCGAAGCAAAAATCGGCGCCGGAACTGAAATCAACGGTTGCGTTGCTGAAATTAACCCGGAACCGTTCGAACAAATTATCGACGTTGACGAAAAAGTTGAAAGTCAAGGACTTGGATTTTCAGAGCATGAAATGCGAAAACTTTGTGAAGGCGACGACGTTTACGTTTCTAACGTTTTAATGTCACAAATGAACGCGGTTAATGTTGAATTAAATAAACACCTATTAGGAATTCAAGCCTTATCGTTTGGAAATTTTGCAGACGGAACGGTTGTGAAATCTTTGAAATTACTTGAAGACGGAACAAACGCTTCGCGCGGAATTGCAACGGCTCAAATGCGTCACGAATACGACAAAGCGGCCGCAAGCGGTGCGCCGATTATCGTTGCCGGCGGAAACTTTGACCTTTACGCAAAAATGAATCAAATCGCTTGTTGTAATGATTTAGGGGTTGATTTAGCACGTTGGACGGATTATCAATATTTTTATGATAGGTTTGTTGATAGTGCGGTCGGTACAAACGACATGATCGTTCTTGCGCCCGGTGCGGTTCAATTGGTGACATGGAATCAATACGTTGGCGAATACGCAAAAAGAAACGACGTTTTTGAGCATGGAACAATAACAGATCCTTTTACCGGAATGACTTACGATTTGAAAATTCATTACGACGATTGTAACGATATTTGGACTATGAAAATGGGCGTTGCTTTTAAATTGGTTCACCTACCGGCAAACGCTTTTGCAGCAACGGACGACTTGAACGGCGTGAATTATTCTTTCCATTGGACGGATTGTTCATCTTTGGTTGAATGTGGATTTTAATTAATTATTAACTAAAAAAAAACTAAATATTATGGCAATTTGTCCTACTACTTGCGCGCCGGCCTTGCCGGCGACTTATTCCGGCGGTTGCGGCGTGGTTACACGTCCCGGCGGAATAAAAAAATTCGCGTTTATTAAATGCGATTACGTTTTCACAGATATAACAGACACGTCAGAATGGACGGCGGCGATCGCTTCCGGCGACGTTGTCGGTTCCGGGTTGGTTCTTGCACAAAAACCGAAAGGATCGTTCACGAAGAAAAGAATTGCTTCATGTGAACCCGAAGCGGTTGTCGGTGCGGAAAAATCAATCACTTTTCAAGATTATAACACGGACGGCGTGACCGGTGCGACCGGCGTTCTTCACTATGATTTTTGGAATACCGTTTTGACACAACCGCAAAATTACCTTTTCGCGTTTTATACGTGTGACGGTTATCTTTACGGAACGATTAACGACTTTCAAATTGAGATTGACGAAGTTATTGAAGACAATGACACCGGAAACACTTATTTTGACGGTTCGATCACTTGGAATGATATATTGATGAATGTCCCGGCAAAAGTAAACCTTGACGGAATCCTTTAATTTGTTGAATTGTTAAACACAAAAACCCGGTTTCGGTCTTTCCGGCCGGGTTTTTTTATACCTTAAAAAATGAAACACTTATCAGAAAAAATAAAGGCTATTACAAAAGCTAAAAGCGATCGGATTGAAGCGAAAGAAATCGGAAAAAATGCCGAAAAGAAGATTGGCAAAAAAGAAAATGCCGAAAAGAAGATTGGCAAAAAAGAAAATGCCGAAACGAAAACTTTCACAAAATCGCCGCCGATCAAAAAAGATCTTGTTGACGAAGCGGCCTTCAAAGGTTCAAAAAACATTGAAACAAATGAAAAAGAACTACTTCGCAAAAGAAATATAAACGGAACGGTTTCCGTCGTTTTTCCAAAAATTGACCTTTCACCAAAAGGCAACGGAACCGGAAAACGGTTTTCAAACTAAACACCAAAAACGAAAAGAAAATGATCACAAACGAAAAACTTTTGAATTCTTATTCGCCTTTAATAAAAGAAGCGATCGGATTCGTCGATTTCAATATCGGTTCAATTTATGACTTGCAAATATTAATTTCTTCGGATCTTGAAGAACAACTTGAATCTTTTTTAATTCAAGGCGGAAAACTAAACGAAGTAAATGAAGAACGCCAAAATTCGGGCCTTCATAAAATATCGCCGTTAAAAAACGAAAAGATTGTTTTAAAAGAGTGGATTGAATTAATCCGATCAAATAAAGGAATTGTCTTTCTTTTATTGTCCGGATCTTCAAGAAGAAAAACAAACGCTTCGATTGAAGCGGCGATCGATACAACAAAAGATCGATTTGATCAAATTCAATTCGACACGAATAAAGGCGTTCAAGGCGATTATTTCTTTTTGTATGAAGGCAATGAACCCGAAGCGGAAAAAGTCGCGGAAATCGCTTCAAAACCTTCAAAAAAACAATCGAAGAAAGTAAACAAAGAAACAAAAACCGAAGAAGCGTGATTCATTGGCTAATTGATAACGGTCACGGCGGAATCAATCCTTTTGATTGTGAACCGGTGACGCCCGGAAAACGATCGCCTATTTTTCCGGACGGAACAAAATTCGCCGGTCAAGTATTGATCGAAGGCGTTCGAAATCGCGCCGTCGTGAATTATTTGTCGCTTTTAATGGATCAAGCCGGATTCAAATATTCTTTGATTTGTGACACTTGGCGCGATTGTCCGCTTCGGACGCGATCCGAAAAAGCAAATTTGATCATTCGATCTTCAAAGGATTCAAAAGAAGAATTTATTTTTCTTTCAATTCATCACAACGCTTTCGGTAAAGATTGGAATTCGGCGGACGGCGCTTCTTGTCATATATACCCGAATTCAAAAAAAGGAAAAGCGATCGCCGAAATCTTTCAAAAGGAAATTATATATTCGACCGGTCTTCGAAGTCGCGGCGTAAAAGAAAACGATTTCGCCGTTTTGAGAAAAACAATTTGTCCGGCCGTTTTAACCGAAAGCGGATTCATGACAAACCTTGCAAACGCTTCTTTCGGAATGTCGGAAGAAGGATCAAAAAAGATCGCCGAAGGACACTTCAACGCGATCAAATTAATTGAAAACCAAAAAAAAATATAAAAAATGAATTGTTTGAAAAATATTGTCGGCGTTCGTTGTTTGGGCGATTCTTCTTCTTCCGGTCTATACGTTGAAGATCTTGAGGGAATAAATTTAAAAACGGCGGCGCAAATTGCAGACGTGCGCTATCAAAGCGGACTTGACTTGATTTCCAAAAAGAAAGATTTCGCGATCAAAGCGATTTCGAACGATATTCAAGCCGCTTTTTTACCGTATTTTAGAATAAATTCAATAATCGACGAACTTTCAATCGGAAAATTTAAGAATACAACTTTGACGCCTTCGCCTTTCAATCGCGGCGTTCAAATCAAAACAAGATCTTCAAGATTGCTTCGAATTCAAATTCAAAATATTGAAGTCAAAATCGTTGAAACTTTTTTAACGTCTTTCGTTAAAATAATTGACGGCCTTGACGAAAATATAATTGAATTCACAACCGACGCCGAAGGAAAAGCAAAAATCGACGTTAATTTTATTTCAAAAACGAACGAAGTCTTCGTCGTGATTGAAGATCCTTTGATCACGCCTTTTGACGGACAATTAAAAAACGGTTGTTCATGCTATTCAAAAAGTAGTGAATTTTTGATCGGCAAAGGTTACAAGGACGGACAAACGGCGTCTTCAACTTTTGGCCTTTCGGTTCAATCTTTGGCCGTTTGTGATCAAGAACAATTTGTTTGCTTGTTGGCGCCGCGTTTGGGTTTTGCGATCCTTTACAAGACCGGAATTGAAATCGTCAAAGAGTGGATTGTTTCCGATCGTTTGAATCCGGTGACAATGATTGACGACGGAATTGAAGAATTTCTTCTTGAAGAATTCGAAAGTCAATATAATAAACAAATAAAATTATTAATCGAATCGCTTCCGGACTTCATGTCAAGACTTGACGAAATTTGCGTCGTTTGTTCCGGCAATCATTACGTTGAAGCGGTTCCGTAAAAATTAAAAACATGGCTTGTAATTGTGGAAAAACTTCAAAACCAAAACCGGCGGCAAGACCGCGAACAATAACGTCAACAAAAAAAGCGACTTATTCGCGACCTATAATCAAAAGAAAATGAAATATTTCGAAACCTTGAAAACCTTTCCGGAAACGACGGAATTCACCGAAACAATTTCGTCGGTTTTTGCTTTCAACTTGAAAGCGCCGGTTTTGGTTTGGTTCGCCGGTTTTTCAATCGGAACGATCAACGGTTTTGTTGAAATTTGGTTGTTTGGTTCGGCGGTTTCCTTTTATGCTTTGATTGCTTTAATTTTTGCCGATCACATTTCCGGCGTTCTTTTAGCATGGAAACGAAACGATTTTCAAACGCGAAAATTTCTTCGGATCTTTTGGACTTTGCTTTCTCACGTTGCTTTGTTATATTTCGCCATGCAATTAAGCAAGGGCGCGACGTCTTTGTTTTGGTTAAACGAAGCCGTTTTTGTTCCGCTTGTTTTGGTGAATCTTTTATCTTTGGTGAAAAATTTGTCCCTTTTAGGATATATTAAAAAAAGTTTTGCTTCATTACTTTATAAAAAAATTGACGTTCACAAAAACAACTTTATAAAAAAAGATAAAATTGAAGAATAATTTTAAAAATATTGTTTTTGTTTTAAGCGTTTTAACGGCCTTGAATTCTTGCGTGACGGCTCGACGTTGTGATCTTAAATTTCCGCCGGTTAACACGACGGAAACAATAATTCG